GTCGCCGGCGGGGTCTAGTGTGGCTGGCGTTGCGACGGTTTCAGCGGCTGCCGCGTCACGGGCCTCGGCGGCGGCGACGATCGCCGGAGTTGGTTTAATCGCCGGCGCTGGTGCTTCGCGAGCTCAATCAAGCGCAAGCATCGCAGCTATGGCAGCGGTGTCCGGCTCGGGTCGTGGAATCGTTGCCGCGGGGTCGTCAATCGCCGGAGTCGCTACCGTAACCGGCAACGGCCTGGCAATTCTGCCGGCAGCATCATCAATATCAGGCGTCGCAACCGTCAACGGGCTAAGCGGCTCGGCGTCGGGTCCGTCGGTTTCAGCAATCGCCGGCGTTGCTATTGTTACCGGCGTCGCATTGTCTCGCGCTGTTGCCGCTGCAAGTGTCGCCAGCGTTGCAAGCGTCACCACATCGGCCCAATCGCAAGCGCGGGCGTCATCGGCACCGACCGGCGTCGCCATAGTCTCCGCGGCTGGATCGTCCAGATCGTCAGCGCAATCATCGATTTCCGGCGTCGCCACGGTCGCCGGCAGCAGTGAAATCGGCACGATATATCGACAGGGCTCCGGCGCTGCCGCAAGTTCGTCGACTGTCACCGGCAATGCTGCCGCCATTGCGTCACGAGTTGCCACAATAGACGGGGCTGCGACCGCATCGGGTCAATCGGCTGCAACGGCTGCAACAACTGCAACCGCATCGGGACAGGCCGAGGCCTTGGGAGTTGGCAGCGGCGTTTCGCAGGTCACCGGCTCGGCCAGCGGCTCCGCTACATTGTCAGCGGTTGCCGTTGCGCTATTTACCGGAGACGGCATTTCAGCGGCATCGTCAACCGTCGCTGGAATATCCAGTTTCTGGACAGTCCCAAGGCTTATCCCTTCGGACGGTTCCATTTCGCAGCCGACCCGATTCGGCACAATTTCGAGGCGAGCGGAGTCAGGCACCGTGACAATGACGCACGGCGGCGGGGCTGTATCCGTCGACACCGGCAACCGTGGGACCGTCGACGAACCGAAGATTTCCGGGGCCGTTGTGGTCGAAATATGATGGCTGAGTGAGTACAAGCGACGATCAATCAATTTTCATCGGTTGTTCTGCGACGTTCGTTTTCACAAAGCTGGACGAATCCGGGGCCGCGACCGCCATCCTTGCCGGCGATGATATTCAGTTCATTGTCAACGGATATGCAGGCGATATCGAACCGGCATTAATCGAGCTCACTCGCCTTACTACTGGCATCACGGTGTTGACCCAGTCCGGCGCAACGCTGGGACAGTGCGAAGCGCAAATCATTCCAGCGCATACCGCTGACCTATCGCCTGGTCGCTACACCTATCGAGTGTTGATCGAAAACACGGGAAACATTTCGCCGATGATCGAACCGGCGGCGTTGTTTTTGGTGCCAACGTGAGCGACGAGTTCTCGAAAAAAGACGATAGCGACCCAAGCGGGAAGCGTTGGCGCGCGCTCATGGAACGCAACGAAGAAAGCGCCACGGAGCGAATCCAGCGCTTGGAGTTGCTTCAGGATGTTGTCGCTGAAATCAAAATGAACATCGTCGAGACAATCGGCAAGCGTGGCGATGGTGGAACGGTTGGCGAAGTTCGCCGATCAGTTGAAACGATCAACACGCGTTTGTGGTGGGCGCTGACATTCATGATCGGCTGCCTTGGTGGCATCGGTGCCAAGGTGTTTTTGAGTGGTCGCGAATTGGGCCGTTTCGAGTCTCAACTTGAGCGGCTTCAAAAGGATACAGAAGAAATCAGAACATGGATTTTTGAACGAAAGGGACTTGATAAATGAGCGCGAAGCAATTGATTGGCAAAGGGGTAGCCGGGGTGCTGCTCGGTTTTATTTTTATCGCTGGTTTGTTCATGGTGGGAACCGCAACCGGGATGAGCAATCCAGACGCGATCGATGCTGGTGCAAATTTGGCGCCGACGATTGATGCCGGTATGCCGACGAATGTTCCAGTTCTCGACGAGTCGCCGATTGAATTTGGTCGGTTCGTCAAGTCGATGTGGAAATCAGGCGCGATCATCCCCGCACTAATCGTGGCGGTGTTTGCACTGTTAATCGTCGCGAAGAAACGCATTCCATGGCTTAACGAGGGGAAGCGGGCCGTTTATAGCGCGGCCGGATTCACCTTCCTTGCAACGCTAGCCGAGCCGGCAAGTCGCGGGACAACTCCGACGATAAACATGGTCATCGCCGCAATCGGCGCGGCCCTTGCGCTAGTACTCCGACCGATACCGAAGGCGCAAGAATGATCGCGCTCGCGATTGCGCTTTGCTCGTTGCTTGCGCTGTCGATGGGTGGCGCGGCATGGCTCGGCGTGAAGCTGTTTCGAGCAGTTGACGATGACGGTGATAGGCGTGTCGCAATCACCGCACTTGAAAACGAAATCGAAATCGCACGCTATGAAAACGAACGTCTGACAGCAGTTCTTGACGACGAAAGGAAGCGCGCCAATGCGATCGAAAAACAAATCAGCGACGAAATCAATCGGCCCTATTCCGGGACTGCTAACAGTGCTGACACTGTTGCTAGGATCAAGTTGTACGCGGAGCAGTGGCGCGCAATCACAACCAAAGACGGTCATGATCCCGGAGACTCCGACGCGGTGCCCGTCGATACCCCCGCCGAATAAACCAGTCATCACCGTCGAGAATCCTCCCGACGAGTTGGTGATAATGCTCGCGCTCGAATATCTGGACCGCCTGCAGAAATGGGCGTCTCTATGGGTGACATGCAAATGACCGTGGAGGAATTTTGCGAGTCGACCGGCATCGACATCGCCGACGTTGCGCGCATGAGAGAAATCGCACTAGACGCTGTCGGCGGCGTTCTATATGAACACTTCATCGATGAAACGTTTGATTTGAAAACGCTGAACCTTGTCGTGTTCCCAGGATTTCACTCGTCGGTTGCGAATGAATTGTTAGTCATGGCGACGCGGAGCGCTGAATTTAGAAGCTTGCGCGAACGCGTTGATCAAAGGGTTTTTGTAATATGTCGACGCCAGAAATAAAATCGTTTGGTCGCATCCCGTTGACGCCAGATGAAATCATTTATCGGGCGAAATGGTGCGTCGGAAAACTGACCTACTCACTAGAGCAAGCGGGCGGGCGCGATCCAAAATGGCCACTGCCGGCACGACCTGGAACGCGTTCGGCGGATTGTGTTGGCATGGTGTTTTGGTCGTTCGGCCTCGACAGATATCAAATCGGGTATCCACACTACGGCGGGCACATCAACACCGATTCGCTGATCATGGACGCGGTTTATGAGTATACGACCCCGATCAAGATCGGTGAAAAGATAGTCGGAACGCAACGGCACAAAGGGACACGTAAATTTTTTACGCAACTAACTGAAAACGATTTTCCTCATATGATCGTTGTTGGTAGTAAAAAAGTGTTCGGCCACGGCCCGCGAATGGGGCACATTGGCGTTGTAATCGAACCGGGCCGCGTGTTGCATTGCAACAGCTCACGCAACGGCTGCACCGAATCCAATGAGGCATGGTGGATGAGCTGGCCAAAATTCTACCGCGTGATTCCGCGCGAAGACTGGCGCGCGCGACCCAAGACCGAACCGCCGCCGCTACCGACCAGAAAAATTGTGTCCGGTTAGCGGACGTCATTCGCTTAGATAAGCAAGCAATGAGTTTCTGACCAATTCCGACCTGCTCACAGCCAAACGTTCCGCCTCGGCGTCGACGATAGACAACAGCGACAGCGGCAAAAAGATTTGTACCGCTTTGCCGCCGAGCTCGTCGACCGGTTTGCGGCCCGCGCCGGTGCGTTTGCCGCCGTGTTTCTTTTTTGTGTTCATCGCTAGCGCTCATTTACCACCCCGCCTTTTCGCCGTGGAAATCCTCATGTTCGGCGCGAGCCATGTCGATCCATTTTTTGAACTCTTTTAGCTCGGCGCCCGACATCGTAATTCCCCAAACGCTATCGCAATACTGGTTAGGGTCTTCAATGTTTGTCTTGATATATTTCCGGGCCGCGACATCAAGAATCGCGTCGGCGGCGATTTCTGGAAGCGATTTACCTGGGTGGGTTAGCGCGAATTTAAACATTGCCTCGGCGCGGCCCTCGTTCGTGCTTAACTCACGAACCAGGCATTCGACGTCCTCGCCGATTTCGATTGAAGCGAATCGACTCGTCGGCTCGTCGGTTTCGACGCGAACGCCATCTTCCCACTGATTTTTATATCCGATCACATTTCCGCCATCTAGCAGGTGATTGACCACGCTGCCGGCGCGCTCGCCGTCCTGATAATGCCGTGACCATTCCAGTTCAGCGATTTCAAGCGTTACACCGCCGGCGTTGTCAAATGCGATTTTAAGCGTTTCACTCATGTTCCTACCACCTTTTCTAGGGCTGAATTGCCCGACAGCAACCGCGACAGGTTCGCGATCACTAGCGAGCCGTTCAACCTACCAATAGCGGCTAGCGCTTAACTGCCGGCCAAGGATCCCCTCGCCGGAGCATTTGAGACAAGAACCGGTTTTGCTGCTGTTTTTGTTTTCCATGAACCTAATCTAATGCAGCCTATCTTGATTGTCAACATATAAAATCAAGATGCGTTAGATTTTGTTTTCCGTGGCCCCGCTGTGGCCCAGGCCCTGAAACCGCTATCTAAGTTACTGAAATCATGTGGAGGCGCCGGGACTCGAACCCGGTAGCAGGCCAAATCTATTCGATAACTTACTGAAATCGTTCGCGCACTGGCCGCAACTAGATCGATTAAACGCAAGAATACTGTAGACCGTGGCCCAAGCGTGGCCCCAAGTTTTGATATACCGGCCCATGATTTTCAGGCGGGGCGACGTTTGGAGCTATAGGCGGGTCGTTAGGTTGCCCACGGGCGCGCGTGTGAGGATACGAGGCAACGCGGGCCGCTACAATCTGAGCAACACCAAAGCGGCGGCAATCGAGGCTGAACGGCGCCACGTCGAAGAGATCGCGGCCCAAGGCGCCACAGCATCGACCGGTAGCGCTGTCACCCTGGCCGCGTTTGCACCGGTATTTGTCGAGCATTCGACGGCGCTCAACAAGTCGTCGACGGTCGACAGCAAGCGCCAGATTTTGCGAACTCACATAATCCCGGCCCTCGGTTCGAGTCCCATCGCGGGAATCGAATACGCGACGATAGAGGATTTCAAACATTCGCTAGCTTCCAAGGGGCTCGAAAACAAGACAATCAACAACGTGTTGACCGTCCTGCGACGGTGCCTAGCCGTCGCGTGCAAGCGCGGGCTAATTAAAGCGGTTCCCGAAATCGAGTGGCTCAAAGTCGAGAAACAGGATTTCGATTTTCTCGACTACCCCGAAGCCGACCGCCTGGCAACTGCTGCCGATGGCGAATGGCGTGCCATGATCGGGGTCGGCTTGAAAACCGGAATGCGTCAAAGCGAATTGCTTGCGTTGCGCTGGGAAGACATCGACTTGAAGGCGGGCCGCATTGTTGTTCGGCGCGCCCTGGTTCGTGGCAAATTCGGGCCGCCCAAAAATGGCAAGCCCCGCGAAATCCCCCTCGGCGACATTGCAATCAGCACGCTACAATCACAGCGACACTTACGCGGCGAACTTGTGTTTTGCGACGAGGGTGGAAACTGGTTAACGAAAGCAGAATGCAAATGGCCGCTATGGCGCGCATGCAAGCGGGCCGGTTTGCGTCGAATCGGCTGGCATGTGTTGCGCCATACGTTCGCCAGTCACTTGGCGATGCGAGGCGCACCGCTCAAAGCGATACAGGAATTGATGGGTCACGCGACGATTCAGATGACCATGCGCTATGCTCATCTATCGCCGCAGGTCGCGCGCGATGCGGTGCGGTTACTAGACGAGAAGTCTAGCTAGTGGCGGCGCGATTCTTCCGGTCACAAAATATTCAAACGCATCGTCAAGGTCGAAACCGAGGAAGCGAGTTTCCGTGTGGTCTGAAAAACAGACGCCAAAGCATTGGCCTTTTCCATCTATCACAAGCGTTATTCCCGACGGCAGCCTTTTGCGAATCTCTCCTATCTTTCTTCTACTTTCATCGTTGTCGTGTTTTCTTCTGAATTGTTCAGTTGTGAACATCATCGGCAAACCTCGATCGTCGCGTCCGGGTCCTCTATACACGCTTCAATGACAGCCTCCACGAATTTGACTAGGCCTTCATAGTTCCCCCACCCATTATCGGGGTTCATCGCCCGATATGATGCTGGATCGGATTTTAGTTTGTTAAGCCCCTCCGTTAGCGGTGCGATCAGGTCGCTGGCGGTTTTCGCGTGGGTTTCTTCGGGGCGCCAAAGAAATTTGTAAATACCGGCAGCATCGGCCATGGTGTTTAGATTGTGCGTAATGTTTCGACTGAAAACATGCGTCGGTTGAACTTTTACTAAATGAAAATCTAGACCCATGGCGTTGCACCTTCTCGCATCTTTTCTTTTATGCAGTCCGCTTTGTATTCTTGATCAATAAACCACTGCCGCGATTCGTGGCCGCCGTCGAACAGCCATTCGTTGTATTGCTCGAAAAGTTTCGCCTTCGCCGTTGGCGTTGCACCTTGCAGGCATTCACCGCCGGCAACCATGTTTGGAAAAAAATTCTCCTCTATATCTGACCAGATCTGTCCAAACATGTACCCGTTGCACGCGAAATGGTCTCTAACCTCTACGCAGGGAACGCATGTGATCATCCTGGAAAAATATCCGTCAAACAACCCAGACGCGTTTTCATATCTATCTCCGGGCTCGATAGATTTTCCACATTCATCACAGTGGCGCGACTTTCGAGATCGCCTAACGTACGACTTAAAGAACGACCACTCGCTGTCCCAGTATCCGCCAGACAGCGGGCAACATGTAACGCTCATTTGGCGACCTTCATTGCTTGCTCTAGCGCGGCAACTCGAATGAAAAGCATGTCAATATAGGTTGTGTCATCGTCTTCACGAGGATCGCCACTTTCGCCAAGGCATGTTCTATATCTCTCGCATCCATTCCCACCGCAAAACCTACAAATCGAACCAAGCGCGCTGTCGTAAACGTATTGAATGCGCCCGTCTAACAACTTCATGTTGACCACATCGGCGCTGCTTAGCTGCACCTCTAGGCTTTTGCAGTGCGATACATAGCGCGCCATTATGCGCGCGCACTCCGACAATTTTACCTCGCACTTAACAATCAGATCAAGCGCGACATCTAGATCGGCTCGCAATTTATTAACTTCGCGAGTTAGGGCAAAAACCTCATGGTCGCTCATGCCGTCGCCCACTTTCGTATTGCCTCAATTGAAAAAACATAGCGACGCCCCGCACGAACATGCGGCAGCTTGCCTTGGCTCGCCATTGTCCGGACCGTGTTCGCGGATATTTTAAGCAGGCGCGCAACCTCGTCGGCGGTCAAAAATTCGTCGGTCATGCTTAACCCCTCCATTCCATATCAGCTGGCCTCTCAATACTGAGAATGTTTAGCGCGTATTCGATGCCGTCGGCAAAGTCTGAATTTTTTATAGAGCGCGTTATTCTGATTGCGTTCAGGAAGCGCCAGAGCTGGCTAGCCGTATGCCGTCGAACGCAAATTGATTCGGTGCGCATTTGTCGAATTGCCCCGACTAGCGCAATTACATCGCAAGGCGTGGCGTTCTCGTTCGCGCGCGCTTCGATTTCTGAAAGCTCCGCTTCCGTCATCGGCATGGCCCCTTGCACTCCGCCTTGTGAATTACGCCGCATGTGTCGCAAGTGAGGCGCGCTTCCAACTCCTCGGAATCAGAACCGGACAGTTCAAGGTCATCTATGCGCTGATTGATTTTATCAACTTCAACAATTGTTCTCGTCACGACTTCGATTAACAACCTGAAGGCGCCGGTTTTTGGCTTCAGTCGCATCAATAACATGAGCGTCGCTGCTACGTTGTTGTCGTCGATTTCTGCGGCGTCTCGAATTTTTTCGACTTCAGTCATAGCTTATAGAACACCATTTCAGAGTTGTTATCGCCGTTCCAATTTCGTTCGAGGCTAATCACACTTGGTTTCATCTTGGAGTTTTTTATCGTGACCTCGTCGAGTGCATGTCCGTCTAGCAATATTTTGTTATTCATTTTGTTTCCCCACTTGCAACCCAAACAATCGCGCGCCGGCCCATTCTCGTTTGTCGGCGCAACGTCGAGTCTTTAATTAGTTCGCGCTGTGATAGTTCGGTCAATCGCGGGGCAATCGAGTTGTGAACCGCGCCGAGTTGCTCCGTTGCCTCGTCGGCTGTGATGCCGTGAACGCCAGCATTCAAAATCATTTCGTAAACCATCGAACGCAAATGAGCCGCGTTGATTTTCGATCGAACCGCCGAATCAAGCGAAGTATCACGACCAGCTGCATAGCCAAGCGATGTCACCTCGTCGAGTGATGCCGTTTTGTCGTCGTAACGTTTTTCTTCCATAACGCCCCCTTTCAAAACGGAATGTCATCGTCTGGCGACGGTCCGCCGCTATTGTGGTCTGTATACAAACCGCCCGGTTCGTCTGGATTCGGCTGTTTCTTGCCGCCGCCTTCACCTTTGCCGCCGCCAAGAAACTGCACGTCATTGGCTATGATTTCCGTTATGTAACGTTTGTTACCTTCCTTGTCGTCATAGTTCCGCGTCTGGATCCGACCCTCGACGTAAACCATGCGACCCTTGACCAGATATTTCGAACATGCCTCCGCCATTTTTCCAAACACGCTGACGCGGTGCCATTCGGTGCGCTCTTGTTTTTGACCCTGCTTATCGTTCCACTTTTCGGACGTTGCAATTCGCAGATCACAAACCGCGTTTCCGCCCGTCGTGTACCTGATGTCCGGATCTTGCCCAAGGTGTCCAATGATTTGTGCTTTGTTTAGTCCTGACATTTTTAGATTTCCCCCTTCGATTTGCAATCAATCCGATGAATCTCAAAGCACGATGGGCATTCAACCAGCGAGGCCAGCCTTTCAGTGTCTGAGGTTGAGCCTTCAAGATCTTCGATCTGGCCTTGAAGCTTTTCGATTTCGGCAAGCGCCCTGATCAGGACTGATTTTATGATTCTAAAAACGTCCTCGCTAAGCATCCTAGGGGCGATCTGTTCTAGTGCCGCAAACGCATTGGCCAAGTTCTTATCGTCGAGAACCGCAGCCGATCTCATTTCGTGAACTGGATTTCTAGAGAAACTCATTTTTTAAATCTCCACTTCTTCACCGTCGATCTCGACGGAAAAAGAACCATCCGCGTCGTCGTCGATATCAAACGAAACTTCGCCTTGTGCGTAACCCGGAAACACGCCGGATTGTTCGCACACCATAAGTTGCTCGAACCAACTTCGCCAAATCTTTTCGCCGGCGTCCAATGTTCGCGGCGTCAACGAAAACACGATCACGCTGAACGGTTTCTTGTTTTCAACGGCGATGATTTTAGTCGACGGCGGAACCGCTTCGCCGATTGATGCCAGTGCAGTTCGGTAGTAAGAGCATTGCGAGTGATAGACGCGGCGCAATGCATCGGCAATGAACCGCCGCGGGTTGGCGCAAACCGTGGTTTTCAATTCGAGCAATGCGCGGGGTGAACTTGCGTCGATTGTCGATTGACACTCGCGGTTGCCAATCTTCCACCTGATGAGTTGCTCGCGATGTGTGATATCACTAAGGGCGTCCATTGCTAGGTCATTTGATCTAATCGCGTTCCACATTGCGGCAGCGCGCTCGAACTCTGATTTAGTCAATATGATCGATCCTTCGTGTTCCTCCTGGAACGATTCCCAATCTTTGCCCTGTTTTCTCGCGCTGAAACACGTTACAGGCTTGCCGCCCAGTGAAAATGAATGCACCGCGCTGCCGATTAGCGTCGACGGTGTGTTGAACGAGTCATCATCTTCAAAACACGCTTCCTCGTAATGCTTTGGAGACTGGCCCATGTTTTTCAATCGCGAGAAGCGAACCGGCAGCGACCGAATGAAATCCACTCTACTCGCCAGCATCGTCAACCTCCGCCGCTGCGACCGGTTGCGCCTTGGTTCGCTTTGGTGCTGTTGGCCTAATGCGAACGCAATCCTTTGATTCGCCGCCGACTTGTGTGGTTGATGCATAGAGCGTGATCGGTTGCCCGACCCAATCGCAACACTTGGCCGATCCTGTAATGCTGACGATTGTTTTTGCGTTCGTCGCGTTCAGCACAAGCGGGCGTTTCGCACCCTTGAAATATACAAGCGGCTTTTTTGTTTTCTTTCCGCTCCGACCGTCTTCAAGTTCGCCTTGCTCTACGCGCTCAATTGTTACCGTCACATCTTTCTCTAGGTCCCATGCGCCGATATATCGATTGTCTGTTAATGCCTTCCAGTGTCCTGAATGCGCTTTTCCTCGTTCGTCGTCCATAAAATTTATTCCTTTGCCACTAACGGGCGATGGATGTTTTTCGAGCTGGCCAGAATTGGCCGGCTACTTAATTGCGTTGATCATTTCGTCGCGGCTTACGTACTCGCCGCGCAAAACACGCTGGGCAGTTTCGCGATCCAGGTGACGCGTTGCCAGGTGCATTGCGTAGCCAGCGCCGCGGGCGCTTCGGGATGATTCCTCGCAGCATTTTGCGCATGTGCTGGTTTCACTGCACGGGGTAAAGTCTATCCCGTCGTCGCCTGTCGCCTCGTCGGTTGACCGGTGAAACATGCGCGAACACGATTCGCATTCCTCCGGTTCGCGGCCGTCGTCGTCAATGCGCGCGACGACATGCGCGTCGTATTGTGGACCCCAGGCACGGCGCGCGACGTTTTGATCGTGTTCGGTCATATCGTCCCAGTTCCAAGCGATTTCGCCGGAGCCTTCGCAGTGTTTGCACTGGTCGGAGTAGGTCGCGTGTGGACCTGTAAACAGCCAGCATTGGCACTCGCCGGAATGGTAACGGTGGTTGTCGCCGTCGCGTGTGCAAACCAAGACCGCGCCTTCGCAGATCTCGTTACCTTCGCGAACGGTGTACGTAAGGCGACAAGGGCAACGGCCCTTAGTCGACTGAAACGAGAGCCGATCGGGCGACATTACGCGCACCGCGATTCGGCAAGGTCGGCTAGATATTCGGCGCGATCATCTTCGCGATGGCGTCCGGTGCGGCAGTCTTCACAGGACTCAAAGCGGTAGGCCGGTTCGCCTCGGGATGAATAGAGAACCTCAACTTTGCCGGTATCCTCGCACCCGTCGCAATCGAATGTTTTTGTTTCCATGTGCACAGTGTGCACTATGACAAGTGGCAATGCAAGCTATTTTGTGCACAGAGTGCACAATGTGCCTATGCGGTAGCGATCGGCGTGGCGCCGAGCTCCATAAGTCTAGACATAAAAACGGCATCACTATCGCCGCCTTCATATGTCGCCGCGTACGCGCGGCATAGGGCTAGTATTCGACGGAACCTATCAGGATCGGCGCATTGAATGACTCTTGCCGCTTCTACCAACGCTTGCAACCCCTCTACCTCTGTTGACTTCGCTTGCATCGGCATCTTCTACGCTATCGGTCTGATCTTTCGCATGTTGCTCTAATTGTTCCAGCTCTTTATCTAGCACGCGAATGCGACTTGCGAATTTCCTACTGATCACGAGCATTTGTGATGCCTCATCCAGGGACCGGGCAACGTAGAACGCAGGCGGAATCTGAAGGAAGCGAGACAGCGCATCGGCGAGCTCAATTGTGCAGTTCTCTCCGCGTAAAAATCTAGACAACGTTGAATGTGACCACGCTGTTGCTCGGTTATCGAGTTGCGCAAGGTCCCTGCCAAGTGTTGCCATCCCTCCTTCGTATACGCTGACCGCATCACGGACGGATTTCAGCCACCATTCGGGCAATACTACAGGGGTTCCACGGTCGGCCATGGTCAACATAATATTTCATTCACCTTGCACACAGTACACACATTGCTTGACAAGATACATTGCATTGTGTGCACTATGCAAGACAAGAGATGCGGGCACTATGTACAGTTCTGGACGCCTGGAAAAATTCCGGGTTGACCATAGAGGGTTTGCTGAAGGCCACCGATCTGACGATGGATCGGTCGACACTCCATAGAAAACTTCACGGCAAAAGCCCAATAAGCATTAAAGAGCTCGAAGAGTTAGCCAGGGTTTTCGGTCTAAGAATTGTTGCACACAAGGCAAAGCGGGTTGCCCTTGAATCCGCAAAAGCGGAGCCGGTGCGCTAGTGCTGAACGTCCTTTGGCAGCGGTTTCTTGACCGCTTGGAGTTTAGCCAACGCTTCCAAAACTCCGACGCCAACCGCGGCGGTTGTCCCGATCAAAAACAAGATCAGTCCCTCGATTTCGTGGATGGCGTTTTCGGACGCTTTGAAAAAAATGAATGCGCCGAACATGAGCCCGGCAGCGGCGATGATCATCAAAAGTATTTTCATGGGGCGTCGACGTTATCAGATTTCCGGCGCGTGGGTTGTTCCGCGTCATTGATCGAGGGCCACCGTCGAGAGACCGGATCAGGTGGCGTTAATTGGAGCGTGTCCCGAGTAGCAAAGGGGCTCGGCTGTAAACCGGGTGGCGTTAGCCTTCGACGGTGCGAGTCCGTCCGCTCCAACGATAAGCAAATAGAAAAACCCCGCCTTGCCGGGCGGGGCTGAAACAACCAACAACTTTAAGGGGGGGAATTGATTGCTATGTTTTTGATACATGTAAAATTCGAAATTGACAAGGGGGGCGCGTGATGGCTGCTACATGCAACGTCACGCTTCACCACTCTGTATGGAGTGACGTTCGTTATCAGGTTCTAGCTAGACAGCTTGGCTTGGTTGATCACTATGCAGTGATCGGCCGAATGGCTCAATTGTGGTCGGAATGCACCGATCGTCAAACCGACACGCCACCAATGGCCGTGGTTCTTGGGTGCCTAGGCATCAGCGACGAACGCCAGGCCGTTACGGCATTGGTCGCGTCCGACCTAGCCCAAGTAATTGGCGACCAGATAAGGATCAAGGGTTGCCAAGGTCGCATTGATTGGATCCAAAAAAAGCGCGCAAGCGGTCGCGCCGGAGGTCTAGCAAAAGCTAGCAGCGCTCTAGCAAACGCTAGCACTGCTCTAGCGAAACTAGGTTTTCGCCAGGAATCCAGCCAAAAGGATGAACCAATTTCTTGCGAAACTGTAGCACTCGCTAAGCATTCGCTAAGCGAAACCCTAGCGGAAGCCTACCCTCAGGTACTCAGGTACTCAGGTACTCAGGTACTCACTAACTCTGAGACACACACACCGCGCGCGGGTGGAACCTTAGTCGAGCGTGCTTGGCAGATTGTTGCCAACAGTTACCGCGACGCTTCCGGGGCTGAGCCATCGGCTAGACCATGGCCCCTGTTTGTTGTTGGCCATGAGGCCTCTACGCTTTGTTCTGAGCTGCTTTCGAGACTCGGGGGTGATGAATCACAGGTCTTAGAGGCAATTCAGCATGTGGCGAACCTGAAAGCGATCCAGGCACTAGAGCTAGGTCATCTTCGTTTTTTCACTCCGTCGCGATTCTGGGAACCAAAGTCGTTTCAAAAGGTTCTCGAACTTAGCGCGGAGCAAATGCGAGACGAATCAAGGCTTGCCGCCAAAAAATCCGATCGCGCCAAGACAGATCCGCGCGTTGGCCGAATCGATCCGAACCCGCGCAAATTCGATGACATCGCAGAAGGGACCCACGAGCTATGAACAAAATTTCAGACGCATTCGCCGACGTGTTTGCGAAGTTCGACGGCATCGACTGGGACAAGCGAGACCAGGAAGTTTCGGAGCTGATCAAGGCAACAGGGCAAGCCGAAGCCAAGCGACGAGCCGACGAGGAAAACGCCTTGCTTGCTGAGAAGGGCTACCCTTTGCGAGCTCTAATCGCGGCCCGTTCACCAAATCCTAGCTATGCGCTTGACCGCGTTGACGCATGGGCCAAATCAAACAAAACGGTGATCGTGCTATCAGGTCAACCCGGTTGCGGCAAAACCGTTGCGGCTGTTACATGGGCACTATCCCAGCGACCGCGACCGTTATTTCTCCGGGCCGCCACGTTCGCAACCGCATCGCGTTACGACTCCGCGAAGCGAGACGAGTGGATCAAAGCCGGTTCGTTAATTCTCGACGATCTTGGCGCCGAATTTCAAGACGCTAAGGGCTCGTTCTCCGTCGACCTAGACGAGCTGATTGATACGTATTACGGAAACATGAAACGGCTAGTCATCACAACCAATTCGGGGCCGGCTGAATTTAAACAACGCTACGGTGAACGCGTCGCAGATCGCATCCGCGAAGCTGGCGAATTTGTCGTTACCCGTGGCGAATCGCTAAGGGGGCAACGATGAAACGCAGAAAACAACAACAACCACCACGGCTCGAATCAATGCCGTTGTGTGCTGAACATTTCGAGCAAGGCGAATGGATCAAGTGGCCAGCGCCGCCACAAACCCAAAGCGGACCAACTCTAGGCGTCGCACCGTCGAGCGTTGGCATCGTGTCGATGAAAATCGGCGGTGGTGTGTTGTGTCGCTTTGTTCTCGACGATCGGACCATGTCGCAACCGGTTGCGGTTGTCGCTGGCCAGTCTTGTGAAAAATCAGAAAGGGGTCTGCCATGATCGAAACGGTTTTAGATTTTGAGCGTGAACTGATAGCGATTGGCGTCAATCGTTGCACCTTCATTTGCCGCGGAAAAAATGACTTCAGTGTCGTTGTGGCAATCCCAGTCGATGATGACAAAAACTACGCGTTTGTCGCCGAAGGCAGCAACCTCGTGATCGCTTGCAACGCGGCGCTTGAACACATGCGCTTGCGGGTCAAACGCCAAGCCGAAATGGTGCCTCAATGAACGTCGTCAATCTAACCCCGTGGGAATTTGTACGCGCAACAACCGGCGCGGCTGGTTTCGATTTGCGGGCGCATATCACCGGAAAAATTCGGTTGACGTCGAGCTATGTGAAAATACCGACCGGCATCCGTGTTGCCGTGCCTGATTACTATTGCGGCGAGGTTCGGCCACGGTCGTCGATCACGTTGCGAAACATCGACATCCCGCTAGGCACAATCGACAGCGATTATCGAGGGGAGATTTCAGTTCTCGCACGGTGCCTTGAAGGCGATCAGCTAATCGAACCTGGAGACAGAATCGCGCAATTGGTCCTAGTTCCGCTGTTTCGCCCGCGCCTTGATTTCGTCGCAACGCTCGACGAAACGGCCCGCGGTGAGGGCGGATTCGGAAGTACGGGGGTCAAATGATTGTCTGGATTCTAGTGCTATCCGGCACCGTTGTTTTTCATCTTGTCGAAATTTCGCGGATTCGCGCGCAACGCAAATCCATCGAAGAGGACCGCCGCCGACTGAATATGCTTGCGAGCGTTTTGCAAGGCGAGTTTCGCGCAACGATTGACACGAGCCGAGCTGGTGAATGGAGGCCATATGACGGACAAAATTAATCATCCGCCGCATTACACGATGTCTGATATTGAGCCGATCGATGTAATCGAAGCATGGAATCTGAACTATCCGCTTGGCAACGTGATCAAATACATCGCGCGCGCTGAACACAAAGGCTCGCCGGTTGAGGATTTGGAAAAGGCGGCGTGGTACCTGGCGCGCGCAATCGAGAAGCGCAGGGAATTGATCGCGCCAGTTGTTAGAACTGCCGCCGGCGTTCGCAGGTTAACAGCCGGCGAATGGTGCAAGAATCTTTCAGGCCGTAAGCTTCGCGCGTTGCATGAAGCTGCCGCCGCTCAACTGCGAGAGTTTGACGCTGGCGCTGATGATGAGCTCTATAAGTTTTGGCGCGGGTTGGCGATTGTGACTGAAGTTGAACTCAACCAACGCAAAGCGGATAACAAGGGGCTACACGACGCCAAGCCAGCCGGCGACGTTATCGGCATCGTTAATTCAGTATGCACAAACGAGAAAGGCGAAGACGTTGCGGTGATAAGGGTTCCGCTCGCCGAAAGCCGAGATCATCAAGTCGACGCAATTAATTCGTGGCTCGCCGAACGGGGGCAAAGGTGATTTGCCTAAAACAAGATGCCGACGGCCGCGGGACTGGCGCTTATTGCATGAGCAACAACAGCAACTGGCGCGATAGGCCCTACAGCGTGACTTGCGTTGACTGTCTAAGGCTCGCGATCCACATGACGTGGCGATCAAGCGAGGAAACGCGTGACGCTGCAAGGGCGCGACTCAAAGAGATTGGCGGAAATGAGATGGAGTCTTGTAAATGCGAGGGTGCAAAATGACCGCCGAACTTCTGCCGTGCCCGTTTTGCAAGAACACGGCGAAGATGGTGCCCGCTTACGCTCGAAGATTTGAACCGCTTTGCGACTCACCAACATGTCCGTGTTTCGGGGCGCATTACGACACAGAGTCGGAGGCCGTCGAAGCCTGGAACACTCGCGCCATCGTGTGGCCCGTGGGGTCGTTGCAGTGGGCATTGGAGCGAGCCGGCTCACGCGTCTGTCGACGCAAGTCAAACTACGATTGCACGGTGAGTGTCGACGGCGGCCAAGAGCTTTGCGGAACGTTGTATGGCCTGTCGCTCGATCTTGCTGACGCAATGGCGACGGATTGGGAGGTGTGCGAGTGAAGTGCCGAAATTGTGAAACGCGCGATGTTGAGCAAGAGCGCGAGTGCTACGCAACGCCGGTCTGCTTCGCGTGTCTTCCGCCACCAAGGCGGCTGCCGATTCGATGCGTCGAGCCGCTAGGTTGCAAATGTGCCAAGTGCGCCATGGAGGTTACGTCGTGACCGGCCTAACGCTATCCGTCGCGTTGTTGGTCTTAGTCGCGATTGTGGCGATTGGTAGCGGGGGTGAGAGATGATTACCGACGAGGAATTGAAGGGAATGAGAGCGGCGCTTAGATGGCCAGGATGCGAGGCCACGACGGAGTGCTACCCTTGTCAGTATCCAGAGCTATATGGTGACGGGTGCAAAGCTTGGGAACGTGAGAAGCTGATTACAGACGCGATGCCCCGGCTGATTGCTGAGGTGGAGCGGTTGCGGGGTGATTTGCTCGAATCGCACACACAAATATCGCTGCTAACGGCAGAGGTTGGGCGGCTTAGGAAGTTGGACAAAACATGGTAGCCGAAGCAATCCGCGCCCTGGTCTTGGCCGCCCGCACGCTATGGCCAACATACGACGCGCGCAACATTCCCGAGCTTGCCGCACATAACGCAACGCCAGCGATTAGCGCGCCGTTGTTAGTCGCGATTGCGTATCATGAGAGCCGATTCACATCGACAGCGGTTAGTCGCGTTAAGCGCAAAAACGGAAGCACTGCATTGTTTTGCGGCATCACACAAGCAACAGCCAAGAACGAGGCTGATTGTGTCGCGTTGCGAGACGATGCAACGGCGATAGCGCGAACCATCGACGAATTGCAAAAGTGGGAAGCCATGTGCGTTCGGTTGCACGCTGGGAATCCAGGAAAACCGGTTCGTTTCGATGAATGCGCGTTGGCCGGTTACGCAGAAGGTATGGCCGGAGCGCGACGCGGAACGAACCGCAACGCGCGCATGAAATTATCAACGCAGAGAAAACTAGAGAGGATGACAATCAATGGACAATGAACGCGAACCAATTATGAAATTTTTTAGCTACGCACACCTGCCGGAGCATTTGCAGGCCGTGTCAAAACCATTTGCGACGATCGCTGAAATGCTGATGGCTTTGCCTCGCAACGCTGAACGGTCCGTTGCGCTTCGCAAGTTGCTGGAGTCGAAAGACGCAGCAGTAAGGGCGGTGCTGTAATGTTTAAGGCGATTAAAAATCTGTTTAGGAAGCGACAAACCGAGGTCACTGTCACTAATTGCACGTTTGCGGAGGACGCACCGCCGGGCGCAATGATTGAAATCATCGGAGCCAAGTCGATTCGGCTACACGGCGCAACGATTCGGCCGACCAAAGAGCGCAGCGGCATTGAGGTGGTTGCCAAGTGATTGAGGCAATTAAGCGAATATTTCGCCGGAAAAGTCGCGAGCTGCCATCGTCGCCTTCGCGGCCAACCATTGTGTTGATTGACTGCGATCCGCGTGGCTTGTTTATCAATAACAACACGTTTGCCGAAAGCCCCGGCGCTAACAGATTCGAGACGATCGAGATAACCGGAGCCAGCGGCGTCATGATTGTTGGGACTGACTGTTTTGCGGACGTCTGGCAGCGCAAGGCGGGCAAGACAGTGTCCCTGATATCAGGAGAGGTTAAGGGCTGATGTCGACGGATAGCCGAACATTGCATCTGGAAGAAAGTGCATATGTTGCATTCACAAAAATGCGCATGGAGCGCGGGCTGGGCGTTTCGCAAGCCGTCGAACTTCTGCTTTCCAGTACGTCGAGAATGCCGCTTGCTCGCATCGGGGTCGGCGGTCGCGTTAAAAACATCGACCCGGTGAAGTTGTCGACGCTGATCAGAAGCTGGATCGGAACACAGGAAGCACTAGCCGAGCATGTCGGAGTTACACAAAAAGCGATTAGTGATTGGGCGGTGTGCCGAACGCTGCCGCGAAGCGAATCGTTCAAGGCGTTGGTCGAACTGTTCGGCATCGAAGAAAGTGAGCTGCTGATGGATCATGCAAATACAACATGGAAAATGGAAATCCCTGTATCGATCCAGTCGCTGAATCGACAAAGCACAAACAAAGGCGCCGCCCGCTTTGTGTATGGTCGAATGAAACGCGATTTTACCATGTGCCTTGCGTCGGATGCGGTTCGGCAGTGGGGGCACAAGCCGCAACACGGCAACCGGATAGCCAATGTTAAGTTAACCAGGCTAATCGGAACGCGCGGCAGGCTGATGGATTACGACAACCTAGTCGGAGGCGCGAAACCACTCGTCGATGCCCTGAAAGCGCTCGGGATGGTGAGAGACGATTCGCCGAGCTGGATCAAGGTTGACTACCAGCAGACGAAACACAATAAGCACGCAACGCGGGTAGAGATAACCTATGGCGACCCCAAGGAAGCCTAGACGCGTTGGCCCGGTGAAGTTGGGCCCAAAGAATGGGGTCGAGAACTTCAACGTGGAACAATTCCGGGCAAGGTTATCGTCGACGTACCTGCTAACCACATCGCTTGCTGATTCGATGCTCGTGTCGCGAAGGATTGTTCGCGGTTGGCTAAGCGGATATCGAAAGCCAAGGCTGAACAATCTGAAGATTGCCGCTCAATTGCTCGGCGTTAGCTTTCGAGAGTTTCTCCACCCCGTCGAAGATTCGACAGAAAACGCCATCGTTGAACAATTGGGGGAAGAAATAGAAGATGAAGACGATGAAAAATAGCATCGTGGAACAATTGCGGGAAAGACGGTGAACCATGGGCAACGTTCGAGATCCTGCCGTGTTGAAGTTCGCGCAAGAAAAGTTTGCCGAAGGGCAATACGTCACGACCCGAGTCGCTGAAATGATTTCAGCCGAGTTTGGACTTGGCAAAACCCAAGCGCGAGAAGCATGCCGGGCCGCATTGGATGAATTAGCCGAAGCCGATGAACTGATTCGCCGCCGAAGATTCGAGCTTCTGGACTCGCAATTTTCGAAACAAATCGAAAGAATCCTAGAGTCTCCGATTCCTAACTATTCGGCGATTAATACAATTCTAAGCCTTCGCCTGAAGTTGTACGGGTTCGACAAAAACGAGGTGAAGATCATCCAAAATTCGGTGTCATCGATGACCCCGGAGCAGATGAACGCGCGAATTAGCGAGCTACTCGAAAAAGCGAAAAAGCCGGCATAGCAGATGCTGGACACTTCATTCCTAACCGACGACGAACGCGCCGAACTGATGGAGTTGGTTGCGGCCAGATTCGGTTGGGAACCGCTGATCGATTTTGTGATGCGGGTTACCCCGCGACTACCACCGCCGCCGCACATGCGCCCCATTATCGAACTATGGGAACGCACGCTTCATGAACAGGTTTTCGCGGTAATCGAAATGCCGCCGCGCCACGCCAAGACGACCTACGCACTAAATGGGCTAGTTCGTAATCTTCAAGCGCGGCCAGCGTCACTTAACGCGTTCGCAACTTATGCAGGCCGCTACGCTAGGTCACGATCGCGAATCGCAAGGGGGCTGGCGCTCAATGCCGGAATCAATCTTGATCCGGCCATGGCCAACCTTGACGAATGGCGGACGACGTTCGGCGGCGGAATGCTGTTTGCTGGATTCGAGGGCGCGTGGAACGGTCAAGGTGTCGACGGTGTTGGCGTCGTCGATGATCCATATAAGTCGCGAGCCGAGGCGAATAGCAAGGTCATCAAAGAAAACGTCGCCGATTTCTTCTGGCAAACGTTTATGCTGCGATTCGAAGGGTCGTCGTATTCGGTGTTGGTTCAACACACGCGATGGTGTGAAGACGATTTAATAGGAACGCTACTCGTCGACGGCCAAGGTTTCCCATGGGAGCACATCCGCTTGCCTGCCATAGCCGAGGAAAACGATTTACTAGGACGGATGCCAGGCGAGCCGCTTTGGCCCGAACGAGTGAGCCTTGATCGGCTGATGAAGCTGAAAGCGAGCATCGGAACCTATGCCTTCAACGCTTTGTTCCAACAGCGACCGGCACCGATAGAAGGGTCAATCTTCAAACGCAATTGGTGGCGGTTTTACAAAACCGGAATCGTTGGCGCGCCAAGGCCGTTCGGGTCTACAACGGTTGAAGCCGTGCCGATGCCGGACCGGTTCGATCAAGTCGTGTTGTCGATTGACGCAACATTCAAGGATTCATCGACATCGGACAACGTCGGATTTTTGATCGCCGGACAGAAGGGGCGAAACCTGTTTTTGCTGGACGACAGGACAAAGCGGATGGGGTTTAACGCCACCATCGCGGAACTATTGCGGGCGGTGAAAGACTATAGAATTACTAGGATATTAATAGAGGATAAGGCGAATGGGCCCGCGATTATCGACACACTGAAGGCGAAAATACCCGGAATAATCGCAATCAATCCGCGCGGCGGAAAAGAGTCGCGAGCCATGGCGATTGAACCCGATGTTGAATCAGGCGGCGTGCTACTTCCCGAGGGTGCGCACTGGAACGAAGCGTTTATCGAGGAGCTCGCACAATTTCCAAACGGAGCAAACGACGATAGAGTGGACGCACTATCACAGATGCTGATCTACCTACTCAAATCAAACAGCGTCCACCGGGCGTCGATGTTGGCCATACTATGAAGAGAAAAACACAGGCTGTTGGTATTCGCTCGACGATCAAGAACGCCGTCACCACGTTGGTCAAAGATGGTTGGTCGTCGGCGCTTAATGGCCTCGGCGATTCGTCGTTTGATAGCCGACTTTCATCGGTCTACACGCGGAGCTTCATCGACTATGACGCGGCCCGTTCGCTTTGGGGCAGTGACGATATTTCGGCTCGCATTATCGAGATCTATCCGGAAGAGGCAATGCGCGAAGGGTTTGTCGTTACGGCTAGCGGCGACCTGGCGCGGAGTATGGCAGTTCAAACCGCGATGGACGATATAGGAATCGAGTCGGCGCTATTCGAGGCTGCCGCGTTCGCCCGGGCCTTGGGCGGCGGTGCAATAATTCTAGGCATAGACGACGGTGGCGCGCTAGATACGGCCGTCGACGAATCGAAAATCAAAGGCCTAACATGGGCCACGGTAGTCGAGCCGCGCGAGCTCACGGTTTCCAATCACTACACAGACCCGATGAAGCCTAAATTCGGCAAGCCGGCGTTGTATCAAATCAACGTGATTCGAAGCGGCAACCCACTACCAGGTGAAAAGCAGTTCAACGCCGCCAGTGTTTATGTCCACGAATCGCGCGTGATTGCATTCAACGGCCCACGCACGTCGCGAAACGATACGTCGATCACCTCAATCGGCTGGGGTGATTCGTGCCTATCCCGAATTGTTCCAGTGGCCCGCGACTTCGCCAATGCATGGTCAGCGACCTCGGCGATGATCAACGATTTCAGCCAGCCTATCTTCAAAATGAAGGGGCTAGCCGAGTTGCTCGGCGTAACCGAGGACGGAGAGAAGATATTTCAAGCGCGGGTTAAGGCGGCTCAAATGTCGCGGTCTGTTGTTCGCGCGCTGTTCGTCGACAGTGAAGACGATTTCGAACGCAAAACGACCAACGTTTCAGGCCTGCCGGAATTACTAGACCGCCTATGTTTGCGCCTTGCCGCCGCGACAGGAATCCCTGTAACGCTGCTTATGGGGCAGGCACCATCGGGACTGAATGCAACCGGCGACGCTGACATCCGCTATTTTTACGACAAAATCCGCGCATACCAACGCAAGGTATTGCGGCCCGCTTTGACTCGAATTGCCAAGCTGATTTTTCTAAGCCAAGGCGGCGAGCCTGAGAAGTGGTCGATTAGCTTCAATCCGCTTTGGCAGCAAAGCGACCTAGAAAAGGCGCAAGCTAGAAACGTTCAGGCCGATACCGATTCGAAGATGATTGCCGCCGGCGTGTTGTCAGCGAACGAGGTCGCGGTTAATCGATACGGCGGCGACGAGTACAGTTTTGAAACAACGATTGATCTAGAATCAAGACCAACCGGAGCGGAAGAAACCACCACCATTGAGGAAGGGGCCGAATATGATGGACGAGGAAAATCGACAAGCGAAGTCACAAGCGCGGAAAATGCTGGCGACATGGAAGCCGACAGCCCAGACATTCGTGGAGCGTAACGGGCCGAACGCCGCCGAGGTTTATGCGCGCGCGTTGGTTGATCAAGCCAAGGTGAAGCGCATGGACAACAAAAGCGATTCATGGAAAAAACGTTGAATCAGCGTGAACACACAATCGCCTTGATTAAGTCGCGTCGTTCATTCGGCGCGGTTAGTCGTCGACGACGAATGCCACGGCAAACCCCGCCCGATGCAATCGTGAGAGACTATCGCGCGTTTGTTAAACGCTCGCTTGATATTGTTGGCGACGAGTTTGCTGAACTGTTGGCCGATTTGCCTGGCATCATCGCGCGCAATATCGAGGCGCTTCGCCACGATGACGATGACGCGGAAAAGGTTCGCCGCGCAATCGCCGAGGCTCGTCGACGAATACGCGAGAAGGTTGCCGGCGCCAATATTGAAGCACAGGTGAACGAGTACGCTCGCCGAATTTCGTCCTATCAGATGCTGCAGCTACAGAATCAGATCAAGGCCGGCATTGGCATTGATTTGCTTGTAAGTGACAAGGCAATCAACGCCATGGTGCGCGGGTTCGTCGCCGGCAATGTTTCGCTAATCTCCGACGTGACCGATTCGACGGCGGCGAAATATGAAACGACGATCATGCGCGGGCTCACAACCGGCATGCGCCATGAAGAGGTTGCCAGGGATTTGCAAAAGGCGCTGGGAATCGGCGAGTCAAGGGCCGCATTGATCGCCCGCGACCAGGTCTTGACGCTGTATAGCCAGGTGAACAACTCGCGGCAGAAGTCGATCGGGCTAACCGAATACGTTTGGCGAACGGTTCACGATGAACGGGTTCGCGATAGCCATGCCGCGAACGATGGCAAAGCGTTCCAATGGAGCGACCCGCCCGACGAAACAGGTCACCCCGGCGAGGATATCAACTGTCGCTGCTACGCCGAACCGGTATTCGCCGGCCTGCTCGACTAGCGAGTTTTTGACAGTTTCAGCCGTTGCGAGAATCTCGTTATGCAATGGCATATCGTGTTGATCGCGGTGAACTGAAGAAACCAAAGCGCCGAGCTGATGGAAGCTTGGTTGCCGAAGGATTCCTTACGCGCACCGGCGTTTTCACCTATCGCAACCAAGACGGCTCGGTTCGTCGCGAGTATCGGCCGCCGTCGGAAGTTTTCAATGAAGATTCCATGGCCTCGTTCGCGATGGTTCCGGTCACGGATGATCATCCGCCCGAAGCCGTCACATCGCGCAACGCGAAACAATTCGCAGTCGGGATGATCGGCGAGTCGGTTCGCAAATCCGATTCGCACGTCGCCGCCTCGATTCTAGTTTTCGATGACGCGGTGATTCGCAAGATGGATAGTGGCAAAACGCAGCTGTCATGCGGCTATGAAGCCGACCTCGTTATGGAGTCGGGCGAAACACCGGACGGCGAGCGCTACGACGCAATCCAAACAAATATCCGCGGCAATCACGTTGCCATCGTCGACGTGGGCCGGGCTGGACCTAGCGCAAGTATTCGTATGGACGCGGCCGAAATGGTTTTCGACGCGTTGCCAGACTCAACAAAACAGGGAAAAGAACAAATGGAAGAGAAACTAAAAGAAGCCCTTGCCGCGTTGGAGCTGGCAAAGGTGCGGGCCGATTCGGCGGAAGCAACGCTCCTAGCCACCAAAGCCCGCGCTGATAAAGCCGAGGCTGAGCGCGATGCCGCCGTTATTGAGCGGACTCGTTTTGAAAAAGAACGAAGCGACGCGGCGGAAGCTGTCGCCGGCAAGGTTCGCGACCGCGTAAAGCTTGAAGTTCAGGCCGCGAAGTTTATCGAGGACGCGGCGAAGTTGTCCGATCGTGAAATCAAGGTCGCGGTTGTTAAGAAATTGGACGGCGTTGATATTGCCGCCGATAAATCCGACGACTACGTAGCGGCCCGCTTTGATGTCGCCGTCGAGAATCACGCGAAGGTTGCTGAATCCACCGGCGACGTTCGCGCAATCCTCGCAACCAACAACACCGACGCGCCACGAAGCGACGAGGCGGCATTGATTGCTGCCGCGAAGGTTCGCGCCTCGAACGCATGGAAGGAAATCTAAAAAATGTCAGTTCAAACTACTTATGCCAACAACCTGACCGCGGCAATCGCTGGCCAGATTATCCCGTCGACGTTTGAAAAAACCGAAGGCTATCTCAATGCCGAGGCTGCTTCCGAAATGGCATTCGGTCGTGCGGTTAACTTTGAGCGCGGCAGCAATGACAAATCCGTCTTATTGCCTGACGCGTTAACCGACAAAATCGCCGGCATTGTTACCCACTCCGACAGCTATCCCAAGACCGAACTCGGGACCACTGGTGTCAAGGTCGCCTGCACCGTCAACGTGATGGAAGCCGGCGTTATTTGGGCGGTGTGTGCCGATGGTTGTCTGCCAGGTGATCCGCTTTTTGTTCGCGTCCTCGGCGGAACCGAAGGAGAACTACGCAGCACCGCCGACGGCGTCAACACCATCGATTGCACCAATAAGGGCAAGTGGCTCACCACTGCGACCGCCGGCAATCTCGCAAAACTTTGGGTCAACTTCATCTAATCAAGGATTGGAATAATATTTTATGAAACTTAGCTTAAAAGTTACTAATCTCGACGCGGCAGAAAACGCGTTCTTCTCTCGACAACTCGAAAGCATTCGCGCGAAAGCGTACGAGGTCGCCTATCCTGAGTTGATGGCGATGAAGCTGATTCCGATGAAGACCGATATCCATATCGGCGCAAAGGAATACACCTATGAATACTACGATTCATACGGAACCGCCGAGTTCGTTACCGATTACCAAAAGTTTGGCCCGTCGGTTAGCGTTGCGGCTGGTAGCGATACCGTCAAACTTCGCGGGATCAAAGATTCCTACGTCTATTCAATCGAAGAGGCGCGCAATGCAATGATGGCTCGCAGCGACCTTATAGATCGCAAAGCCAAGGCCGCCCGCCGCGTCATCGCTCAAAAACTCGACGACATCATGATCCTCGGCGACGGCTCGGCGTCCTACATGGGCCTATATGGCATCGCCAAACTGAGCGGGACCGTCACATCGACGACCCTCGGCGCATGGTCGGGATTGACTGTTACGCAACTCCTAACCGAGCTGAACGGTTTCGTCTCGAAAATCGTTAACGACTCCAAAGGCGTTGAAGTTCCAGACACGCTGGCGATGCCGCTCGCGTCGTTCAACTTCCTGAACGAAAAAATGATGGACACCGCGTCTAGCATGACCGTGCTTTCGTGGTTCAAGGCCAACAATCCATACATTCGCAACATTTTCCCGGTGCCAAAACTCGAAACGGCCGGCGCTGCAAGCGTCAAACGCGCAATCTGTTACAAGCGCGACCCGGAGAAAATCGAAGGCCTGTTGCCTATCGAGTTTGAACAATTCTTGCCACAAGAACAATCGACGGCGCTCATCACTGAGTGTCACGCGAAAACCGGTGGCGTTGTCGCCCCATTCCCGAAATCGGTTTCGTACCTCGATCACTCCATCTAAACCGAGATGCCTGCAATCAATTGGAACACTGTTCTTGGGGTAGCCCCCGAGTTAACCAGCGTGAATATTGATACGCAGGTGCTAGCGCTTGCCTACGCTAACGAGTCGCTAAGCGATTCGATGTGGGGCACTGGCGCGATGGCAACGCTTGCACGCGCCTATATGGCGGCCCATATCGCAACGATTACCGTTCGTGGCGGCGAGGGTGCAAGCGGTGCGGTAGTGTCCGAATCAGCCGGCGGGCTGTCACGGACCTACGCTCAATCAATGGCCTCGGCTTCAACATGGGGTAGCACGCCTTATGGTGTTGCCTTTGCATCACTACTGCGAACCAACGCCAACGCGCGCGGTCCCGGGGTGGCGTGAAGGGCGTCAAGGTCATTGACAGAGGGTGGAAGGCTATCAAGCGGGCTGTTGATATGGCCGGCGACAAACATGCCAAGGTGGGCGTGTTCTCGGCGCGTGGCGGCGGTCTGGATAAAGACGGCAAGCCAGGGTCCGGAACCGTTCTAGAAGTCGCCATCATTCACGAGTATGGCGCACCTGATGCCGGCATTCCGCAACGCTCTTTTATTGGCGGCGGAATTTCGCACGGCTCGTCGGAGATTGGGAAGATTCAAGAGAAGGTGGCCAAGGCTGCTTTCTCCGGAAAAATCACGTTCGATGTTGGCCTTGAAGCGATTGGCTTGAAGGCGCAAACCGAAATCAAGAATTATATCACACAAGGCAACAACCTCGAACCGCTTTCGCCTAAGACCATTGAGGCCAAAGGTTCGAGCCGTCCGCTTGTCGACACCGGTCAACTGGTCAACTCGATCACCTATGAGGTATCGAAATGAGCTTACGCGGTGCGATTACCTCGCTAAAAACCGGCAGCGTTTACACCGTCACGCGACGGGCCGCATCGACCTACGTCGACGGCAAGCTAGTCGCCGGCGCAACGACGACACTTTCAATCGTCGCCTCAGTTCAGCCTGTATCGGGCCGCGAGACCTTGCAGTTCGCCGAATCGGAACGAACCCGGGAAATGCGAGCCGTTTACACTGAAGATGAGTTGCTGGCACGCTCGTCGACGAACGAGCCCGATATCGTGACAATCAACGGCGAATCGTTCGAGGCCATGCGAGTCGAGCGATGGGAAGCTTTCGGGGCGTTCCATTCGCGCGCCTATGTGGCCCGGGTGCATTCGCCATGAATTGGGCGGCAGCGGAAACCGCGATTCGCTCCGTGGTTGTTAGCGCTAGTGGGCTGGCGTCTGATCATGTGATTTGGTCGCAGCAAGACGGGCCAACACCTTCGGGGCAATTCATCGCGCTTCGATTCGTCGAGCTCGCGCGTGTTGGCCAAGATTTCGTCTATTACGACGACAATCCGGCCCCGGTTGCTGGCGAGGAATTGCGGCAACGCACGCTAGGCGACCGCCGTGTCACGCTCTCGATTACCTGTTTCGCAGGATCGGCAACGGGTGACGCTATGCCGGTTGCCATCGTCGACAAGGTGGCCGCCGCGTTTCACTCGCCGCAACATCGCGCCACGCTATCGGCGCAAGGTGTCGGCATGCTGTCGACGGGGCCGATTCGATCAATTGACGGGATCGTGAGTTTCGTTAAATTTGAAGCACGCGCAACCGTAGAAATCTACCTGTCCATGGTTAGCGAATTGGTCGCATACGAAACAGTGATAGAGCACGTCGAAATCACAAACCAGATTCCGGATCCAGATAACACGTTTGTCGTCGATGCCCCGATTGACGCAATGATTTAGGAGATTAGAAATGTCAGACCTTAGCAATCACGTTTCCATCACCATCACCCGCGACAATGTCGGCGTGGCTCGTCAAGGTTTCGGCACTCCGATGATCTTGACCGCAAACGCGAGCTGGGTCGAGCGGACGCGAACCTATAACACCATCACCGATGTTGCCGCTGACTTCCCGTCGACGACCGGCCCGGAGTACCTCGCCGCCGCCGCGATGCTGAATCAGAATCCGCACCCCAAGTCGATCAAGATTGGCCGGCTCGCAAACAAGCCGACGCTAGTCTATGAAATCCAAGTCTCGACGGTGCGCAACAGTTTCGCCTATTCGGTCAACGTCAAGGGCGACGGCGTGACTGCGACGACCGCGACTTATACTTCTGACGCCTCGGCGACTAACGACGAAATTGTGGCCGGCCTTGTCACCGCGATTAACGCAGTGGCGGCAAACAACTACACCGCCGCCGCAACCGGTGGAGTCGGTGTCCAGGTTGTCACTATCACCGCCGATGCTGTCGCGAACTGGTTTTCAATTGAAATCGCCGACCCGACCGCTCTCGAAAGCAAGATGACCCACGTCGACGCTGGCATCGCCGCCGACCTAACAGCAATCCTGTTGGCCGATTCGGCGTGGTACGGGTTCGTGAACTCATACAACAGCAACGCGGTTGCACTGGCTGCCGCGGCATGGGCGCAAACTAATCGCCGCTTGTTTATGTGCGACACGAGCGAAACCGAGACGATCACGACCGCCGCGGGCAACTCCGAAACCGCCGACGATATCGCAACGCTCGACTATACCTATTCGCCTGTTTTCTACCATCCGGCGCCAGATCAAATGGCCGGCGCTGCTCTATTGGGTCGATGCCTTCCGCTTGTGCCAGGCTCGGAAACCTGGAAGTTCAAAAAGCTAACCGGCGTCGTCGCGGTTCCAATGACTGCCACGCAACGGGCGAACCTGGTTTCGCGCAACGCTAACAGCTATGAAGAGGTTGCCGGCATCGGCATGACCTTCAACGGCACCGTTCCAAGCGGCGAGTTCATCGACGTGATTCGCGGACTCGACGCACTGGAAGACGACATCAAAAAATCGGTCTTTCAGGTCCTCGTTGACAATGACAAAGTACCGTTCACCGATGCGGGCGTGAACATGGTCGAATCGCCTGTCCGTGGCGCGCTTCGACGCTGGGTTCAAAACGGCCTGCTCGCCGATGACCCGAAGCCTGCCGTTACATCTCCACTCGTCGCCGACGTATCGAGCACCGACCGCGGCAATCGGTATTTGCCGGATATCGCGTTCAGCGCGGAGCTCGCCGGCGCGGTTCACTCCACATCAATCACCGGCAAAGTGTCCGTCTAACTTAGGAGCCTAGCTTATGTCTTTCTTCCGCAATTACGATCCGGGTAAACAATACCTAACCTTTGCCGGTATCAACATCTATGGTTTTGCTAGCGGCACCTTCATCGAAATCGAACGCGACGAGGACGCTTTCACCAAGGAAGTCGGCGCGCATGGCGATACAACGCGCGTTAGATCTCACAACAAAGGCGGCAAGGTTACCTTCACGCTGAAAGCGTCGTCGCCATGCAATGACTTGCTAAGCGCGCGCGCAATCGGAGATGAGCAAAGCGGACTAGGTTCGGGGCCGGTTCTGATGAAGGACTTGAACGGAACGACCGTCGTTGAATCGCCCGACGCATGGATCAAGAAATTGCCCAAGATTGAACGCGGAACCGAGGCGTCAAACGTGGTTTGGGAGCTCGACTGTCATGACCTGACACCATATATCGGCGGGGCATTGACCTAATGGCGGTTCTGTCTGAAACAAAAAACATCGACGGCATGGACGTCACCGTAACGCAGCTACCCTCAACCCGAGGGTTTCGGCTGGCGTTTCGCGTGATGAAACTCGCCGCCGCTGGATTCAAGACCGTTGAAGCGGCTGATTCTGGCGCAATCCTCGCTGGTATTCTGGCCAATGCCGAACCGGAACAAATGGCAGAGATTACAAACGAGCTGCTTTCGACGGTTCGCGTAGTCCATGAAGGGCGCCTCGTCGAGCTGGGAAATCCGGCCATGATTGACGTGGTGTTTGCCGGAGAGATTTGGCGAATGCTTGAAGTGATCAAGTTTTCATATGAGGTGAACCTGAAAAGTTTTTTTCGCGGAAAGCCGGGCGAACCCGTGACCTCGGCGAAGGCGAACCCATAGAACTAGACGACGATATAGCGGAGGTTTGGCCCTGCTATAGATTATGGCTCGACGGAAAAGTGACGCTTTCGGAACTTGAAAACCTGTCAATCGACGATGTTGAAGCGGCGAACCGGGCGCTTGATACCTGGAAGGAAGCCGAGCACAAAATGATTCAACGAATGGAGCGTAACAGAAGATGAGCGAAAACGTCGTTCAAGATTTGTTCGCCCGCGTTGGCTTTGTTGTCGACAAAGGCTCATCGAAGAAAGTTGAATCTTTCATCGGTGACATGCGCACCGCGTTGAATGCGTTCATTGCGTACAAGGGATTTTCATTTTTCAAGGGCATGATTTCGGAAACGGCCAACATTGCCGGCAACGCTGTCGACATGGCGGCAAAGCTGGGGATTTCCGCCGAGGCCGTTCAGGAACTGGATTTCGCGGCGAAACAGTCCGGTACGTCGATGGACGGGCTCAAGACTGGGTTGATTACGGTATCGAAAAACCTAGAAGAGGCGCGCAAGGGTTCGGGGCCACTCGCCGAGGGGCTAAAGGCGCTTGGCATTTCAACCCGAGATCAGGTTGTTCAGTCCGGCGATCTCGACGGCATTCTGATGAAGGTCGCCGACCGCATCGGCACAATTCCGCCGGGCGCAAAACGGGCCGCGGTGTCGATGAAGGTTTTCGGCAAGAGCGGATCTGACCTATTGCCAATGCTATCCGAAGGCGCGGTAGGAATCGCGCGACTACGGAAAGAGGCGCGCGACCTTGGCGGCGTTATCGATAACGAGACGGCGTCGTCTCTTGAAGCATTCGGCGACGAGCAAGAAAAGGCCGCATATTCAATCCAGGGGCTGAAAAACTCGATTGTGATTGCGCTGCTTCCAGCTATGCGCGAGCTTACTGCCGATTTCCTGGAATGGATGAAGACAAACCGCAAAGTTGTCGCGGCAAAGATTGCCAGTGTCATCAAGGGAATCGGTCACGCGTTCGTCGTCGTCGGAAAAGCAATCAAGACATTGTTTCCGCTGTTTCGATTCATGGTTGACCATTGGAAGCTGATAACCCTTGCCGTCATCGCATTCAAGGCGGCATCGATTCAGGCAGCGATTGCCTCCGGTGTTGCGTGGGCGGTTGCAAACGCTCCGCTGCTTCTGATGATTGGAATGATTACAGCCGTCGTGTTGATCGTCCAAGACCTATGGACGGCGTTTACCGGTGGCCGTTCGGTGCTGAAAGACCTCTATCTGGCCTTCAAGGAATACCTCGGCGAATCAATGATCGGCGGCATTCTACTTCCGCTGCTTTCCCAGCTAGAAAAGGTTTTCAAATCGATTGCCTCCGGAGCGCAAACGGTGATTTCTGGTTTGTCGAAAATCATAAGCCTGAAGCAGCGCATCGAGGAAATTGGCGAGGTGAATAAGCAGATTCACGCCTATGAAAAATCGACCAATGCCGCCGACAAAGCAAGGGAGACCGCCCACCTCGCACGAATGCAACAGAAGGCCGCGGGCTCGTTTGAGAAGATGTTTCCGGCTGCCAAAATGCCGGCGTTTCTCGGCGGCGGGCAAACCGTAAACGCGCCAGTCACCACGACGATCAATGTCAATTCAGCGACGGGCGACCCGCGTGGAATTGGCGACGCAATCAAGAGCACAATGGATGACGTGTTTAAGGCTCGCGCTAGAGCAATTCAACACGCAACCGGCTCGGGCGGTGTGCCATGAGAGCCGTTGTTTCTGGACCGGTTAGCATTGATGGATTTGTCATCGATTGCACGCTATCCGAATCGATAGACCTTGAAGCGGAGGTCACAGAAAACCCGGTCGAAAGCGGCTCGACGTTTGTTGACCACATCCGCAACAAGCCGGTAGCGATTTCGATCGAGGGGATAATCAGCAACACGCCAACCCCGGCGATTGAAGCGCTAAGGCTTCCCGACGAGCGTCCTAGCGCGTCGGCGTTTGCGAAATTCAATGCAATATCCGAAGCGCGCGAACCGGTCACGATTCGCACCGCGTTGAAAACGTACGAACGCATGGCGATGACCATGCTTTCTATGCCGGTCGATGCGAATACCGGCGACGCGTTTCGATTCCGCGCGACGTTCAAACAGATTCAAACCGTAACGAACGAGCGAACCGTTTTACTTGTCGCGGTTCCGCGTGGTTCGGCGAAGCGCAACCTTGGCAATAAGCCGAGCCCTTCTGTTGATAAAGACTCTGCGACGGTAAACGACCCGCAATCGGTTGCGGCGACGGCTGTCACTGGGTGGATCGATGACAACGCGTCATGGGCGACGCAGTTACTAGGACGATAAATGGCGCAAGTTCTACCATTTCAGCCGTCTATTCCAAGCTATCGCGTTGGCACCGTGATCAATGGAACGCCTTACATTTTCGATGTTCGGTGGAACGCTCGCGATGCCGCCTGGTATTTCGATTTGTACGACAAGGATGAAGCCGCCATCGTCATGGGCGTCAAGGTTGTCCTCGGCGCTGGCCTGGGTTCCAGGGTTAGGGATGACCGTTACCCTGCCGGCCTAATCGTCGCGATTGATGTTACCGGCGCCGGCATCGACGCGACTATCGACGACATTGGCAAGCGCGTTCTAGTTGTCCACTTCACCCCGGAGGATATCGATGGGGCGACTGTTTAAACGAGCATGTTCGGTCTCGATATATAAAACCAGGGGCTATTTCGACGACGGAAACAACGCAATCAAGATTAGTGATTTGCGTGTCACGTTTCGCGTCGAGAAGTCGCTACAGAAAGAACCAAACACCGCAGAGGTTGAAATCTTCAATCTCAATGCGAACAGTCGAGCCCTGACACAATCCAAGCCGATAGCGTTCCGACTAGAAGCAGGCTACGACGGCGACGCGCAATTACTTTTCGTCGGCGATGTGAATTGGTCAAATTCGCGATGCCAGGGCGCGGATTGGGTAACTAAACTTCAATGCGGCGACGGTTCGCGCGCGTACAATTACGCGACGATTAACAAATCGTACCGCGCCGGAACTTCATCGCTTGAAGTCATGCGCGACGTTGCCGGTTCGATGGGGCTGAAGATTCCTTCGAACGCATCGGAAGCCGTCGAGCTAACGAAGCAGTTTGTTAGCGGCAAAACAGCATTTGGATCGTCCAGCCTTGAGTTTGACCGGCTCGCAAAATCCGCGGGCCATTCCTGGTCGGTTCAAAACGGGAAACTCCAGATGCTGAAGGGGAGCGACGTTGTAAGCCGACAACAGTTCACGATTAGCGAGGACACCGGGATGATTGGTTCACCGGAATACGGCGCACCAAAAAGCGCCAAGGAACCGCCGGTGCTGACCGTTCGAATGCTGCTTCACCCCGGCATCGTTCCAGGGTCGCGCGCGCGTATCCAGTCGCGCGACGTCAACGGTGATTTTCGAATCGAGAAGGTGAGCCATAGCGGCGATACCCATGGCCAGGAATGGACCACGACAATCGAGGCTAAGCATTTATGATTTCATCACCTCAAATAGAATCGGTCCTAGCCTCGCTTGTTGATTCTCGCGTTGCGGCAATACACAAAGCGATGCCGGGGCGTGTTGAGTCGTTCGACGCGTCAACGCAAAAAGCTGTGATTCAGCCGCTGATCAAGCGTGCTCGAATCGACGAGGAGGGCAAGCGACAAGCGGACGCCATCGCCCCGGTTGTTAACGTGCCGATCATGTTTCCCGGCGCCGGCGGGTATCGAATCACCTTCCCTGTGAATCGCGGCGATATCGTTTTGCTCATCATCGCCGACGCGAGCCTTGACCATTGGTTGGCTCACGGCGGCCTGGTCGACCCCGCCGATGATCGTCGCAATGACATATCAGACGGCATCGCAATCCCTGGCCTTTACAATTTTGCGAACCTGCCAACCGACACGCTTCAAAATTCAATGGTGTTGCATGGTGAAGCAATTCGACTCGGGTCATCCAATGCCGATGATCGTGTCGCACTAATGAGTGACCTGCTAATTCTTAAAAACGCTTTGAGCACTGCCACCATCTCACTTGGGACCGGCGGCGCGGCGTCGGTTGTTGCGGCGGCCAACACGGCAGCCGGAGTCAGTTGGCCGAATTGCTCACAGAAAGTGAAAGCCGAATGACGACAATCAATTCAACCGACCCGATTGGGATTGCACTCGACGCAAGCGGAGATGTTGCAATGGGGCCGCGTGGCTTTGCATTCACGTACGGCTCGCAAGCCGTTGCCCAAGGCATTTTGGTCCGCCTAAAAAACATCAAAGGCGAGTGGTTCCTTGATCTTGAAAATGGCGTTCCTTGGTTCACGTCGATTCTTGGGGCGAAATACAACGAAATGGAAGTTCGCGGGATCATCGTCGACACAATCGCAAAGGCGCCCGGCGTCACTGAGCTAATCAGCCTCGTGATGACGTTCAACGCCTCAACCCGAAGTTTAGACATCGCCTTCGAAACGCGTACAGTTTTTGGTGACACGGTAAGCGCCACCTTGACGGTATAACCATGGCTGATTACGGACTAACCCCACTTGGATTTGTACCAAAACCGCTCGAAATTATTCGGGCGGAAATCAATGCACAGCTACGTGGCAAGTTCGGTCAATCGATTGACCTATCCGACGACGAGCCGCTAGGTCAGTTGGTCGCGATTGTCTCCGCTGAGCTCGCGTCGCTTTGGGAGCAAACCGAAAAGGTTAACTCGTCACAAGATCCGGACAAGGCAACCGGCGACGCCCTTAAATCCGTGGCGATGTTGACCGGGACATTCGCCGAGACCGCCAAGCCGTCGACGGTAACACTCACCTTGACCGGCACGCCTGGAACGGTGATTCCCGCCGCTTCTCGCGTCGAAACCGAGAGCACCGCGGCCCAATTCGAAACGCTTGAAGCCGTCACGCTCGCGAGTGTGCCAGTTTGGCTCATCTCTCATAGCTATGCACTGGACGACCGTGTGACCAATAGTTCACGCGTTTATGTTTGCATTGATGCCGGAGTTTCCGCGGCAAGTGGCGGCCCGCTTACGACCAGTGATTCAATCGTCGACAACGGCGTGATTTGGCGTTACCTCGGCGAGGGAACCGGCGCCAGTGACGTCGATGCTGAATCGGTTGAAGACGATGCGATCATTGCCCTGTCTGGCGACCTGAACACGATTTCGACACCGGTCGGCGGTTGGCAATCGTCGATCAACATTCTCGACGCGGAGCTAGGTTCCCTCGTTGAAACCGACGAGGCGTTACGGATGCGGCGACTGACTGAGCTCGCATCGCCGGGAAGTGGAACGCCGCAAGCGTTGAAGGCTGACCTGCTTCAGGTCGCTGGCGTCACGAGCGTCACCGTGTTTTATAACGACACCGACACAACGGACGTCGACGGCATTCCACCACATTCGGTCGAGTGCCTAGTCCAAGGTGGAGATGATCAGGACATATTCGATTTCCTTGAAGAGAGCATCCCTGCCGGAATTAGTTCATGGGGAACCGAGATTTCAGCGTCATATGGCTATTCCGGTTTTGATACACCCCGCACGCAACGCTTTTCCCGACCAGCTGAAATCGATATCTATGTGATTATAAACGTCCTAAAAGACCCGGACGCCTACCCACTCGACGGGAACGATCAGATTGAATCGGCAATAATCGCTTTTGGTGACGCGCAATCTACCGGGAAAAACGCGGTTGCCAGTTCGCTTGCCGCGCAAGCCTTTAAGGTCGCCGGAGTTCTCGACGTTACGTCTTGTTATATTGGCACCGCTCCGGCTCCGGGAGCATCGACGACGATTGCGATTAGCGGTCGACAACTGGCGATGTTCGACACGAGCCGAATCACCGTGAATGCGTCAAATGGTGTCCCGTGATAGTGACAATCGTTTCGCCAACACAGGAAACGACACCGGGCGCACCGGGTGGGTTCTCGTCGGTATGGGACGTCGCGAAATGGACGCACATTGTCATTGATATCACCGAACCAGATCCGGAATTTGGTTACGGCTCGCTAGTGGCGCGGTATGGCGCTGACATCGCTGAAGAAAACATCTATCGCAAAGGTGTTTTCGTCGACATGTTTATCAAGGAAAGCTTCATCGAGGAAATCAGCGGCGGGATTCGCGTTCATTGTTTGCGCGAAGGCGGTTGGCCACGTCCACCCGATGGCTCCGCTGTTGTTTCGATTGATCATGATGCCGGCGGAACCGGCGACGGCATCACGTCGATTGATTTTGGTTTCATTGCGGACGCTGAAGACCTTGGTGCTGATTGGGGCCTCGTTACCGAGGCGCTAGACCAGCCAAGCCAAGATTGGGGCGACCCACTAATTTAGGAGCTTAACTTATGGCGACCCGAGTACAGCGACGACGCGGAACAACAGTTGAACATGCTACTTTCACCGGCGCTGTCGGTGAAACTACCGTCGACACAACGAAAGATACCGTGGTAGTCCATGACGCTGTCACTGCCGGCGGGCATCCGCTTGCCAAGGAAGCGCGCGCGATCAATACGACAGCGCCAATCACGGGCGGCGGGACCCTTGCAGCTGATAGGACGCTGGCGATTTCTAACAACGGAA